GTCAATTGATCGTGGACTACGTGGCACCAGTGCTTGGCAAAGTATTGGGACAAGCTTTCGAGAACGTTGGAAAAATCGCCAGCGTGGTCATAAACATTATGGGTGACGTCTTAGGTGGATTGACAAAGCTTGTGACCGGAGCAATTTCGGCGATTAACTGGCTCATCGAAAAATACAATTCAATTCCATTTTTGCCTGACATCAAACCCATTCCGGTTTCATCGGCTCCAAAGATTTCAATGCCATCCACAAGTTCATCGAGTACGACGGCGAACATTCCAGCTGTTCCAACAATCACGCCGCCGGCAGTTTCAGGATCAGCTGCCGCGACTCAATCAGCTGCGTCGCAAGGTGCTCAAATTGCAGCTATAGCGTCACCCTTAGCCAACTTGGTTCCTACAGTGACAATTGGCGGCGCACCCGCCGGATATACCCAGGAGATATTCAAGCCAACAGTGACTATCGGTGGAGCACCGGCAGGATATGTCAGCAATGCAGCTCCCCAGGTGACTGTAAATATGGGAGTGGTTGGCGATCCCGAAGCTGCGGCTCGAACCATTGTGAATACAGTCAATGACGCATTTTATCGTGGCACTGGTGGTGCAACTGCGTTCAGGATTGAAAAATGACAGTATTTAACCCGGTATGGCAAGTCACTATAGATGGGACGCATTACACCGAATTCGTGCTGGCAAATCTATCAATCCAAAGTGGCCGTACCAACATCTATGAACAAGCTCAAGCCGGCTATTGCAGCTTGACTCTTTACAATGTCACGCAATCCCAGGTGGATATCAATATCAATGATTCCGTGGGAATTTCGCTGAAAGATTCAACAAATACATTCGTGCCAATATTTGGTGGATCAGTGGTTGATTTATCCATCGAAGTGGTCAATGCCGGAAACGTGGGCATTACTCAATCAATCACCATCGTGGCCGTTGGAGCATTATCAAGGCTACAAAAAGCTCTTTATTCGTCAGCCATAAATCGAGCACATGACGGAACTCAAATCAATGTCGTGCTTTCGGATTTATTGCTCAACAATTGGGGAGAAGTGCCGGCAGCTCTCACTTGGGGCAATTATCAGCCAGCTACGGAAACCTGGGCAAATGCCCAAAATGTAGGTTTAGGCGAAATTGATACACCAGGCAATTACGATCTAGCTGCCAGGTCAGCATCAGTGACCGACGTTTATTCTTTGGTGGCATCACTGGCTACGTCTGGGCTTGGATATATCTATGAAAATGCTCAAGGCCAAATTTCATATGCAGACTCGACGCATCGATCTCAATACCTTGCAACCAATGGATATATAGACGTTTCAGCTGCTCAGGCAATTGCTCCAGGAATCAAGATTCAAATGCGAGCTGGAGACGTACGCAACGACTTGACCATCAAATATGGATCAAATTCAGCCAGTGAAGTATTTGACGAGGATTTGACGTCGGTAGCCATTTATGGCCGCTTGGCACAAATCATCTACACGACGCTGCATGATCAGGTGGACGCGGAAGCTCAAGCTGCGTTCTATCTCAAGCTGCGTGCCTATCCCCAATTCATGATGCAATCGATTCGATTTGAGCTAACAAATCCCGAATTGGACGACGCCGATCGTGACGCCATGATCAATATATTCATGGGGTTGCCGCTTCGCATCTCAGATTTGCCTCAGAATATGTCAGCCGGTCAATATGCAGGATTCGTCGAGGGCTGGCAGTGGACGGCCGGATATAACACAATCTCGGTCACGGCTTTATTGTCTCCATTAGCCTATTCACTTCAGGCAATGCAATGGCAAGAAGTCAGCGTGTCGGAACAGTGGAACACCATCACAAACACATTAACGTGGGAAAATGCCCTAGTGGTCGCATAAGGAGAAAACATGAGCAATCCAACAAGCAATTTTGGGTGGCAAATGCCAACCAATACCGATTTGGTGACGGATTTACCAGCTGATTTTGAAGTTTTTGGTCAGGCGGTTGATACATCAATGGCCGATCTTAAAGGCGGCACAAGTGGTCAAATCTTGTCAAAAAATTCAAATACCGATATGGATTTCATTTGGATTAATAACGATCAGGGAGACATTACCGGAGTCACTGCCACATCACCTTTAACAGGCGGTGGAACATCTGGAGCAATTACTGTCGGAATTCAGGCGGCATCAACTACTCAATCAGGTGCAGTGCAACTCGAAAATTCAACATCAAGTACATCAACCACAACAGCTGCGGTTCCTGCATCCGTCAAATCAGCTTATGATTTAGCAAACGCAGCAATTCCGGCTGCAATTGTCGATGCAAAAGGTGATTTAATTGCTGCAACGGCAGCGGACACTGTGGCTCGATTGCCAGTTGGTTCAAATGGACAAGTTTTAACAGCTGATAGCACGACTGCAACTGGAATGAAATGGGCAACTGCGGCTGCCGGTGGTGGAAAAGTTTTGCAAGTGGTTGGAGCTACATACGCGACATCTACATCAAATTCCACGACGACCGAAGCGGATACAGGCTTAACTGTCAGCATCACACCGACGGCAAATACAAGCAAAATTTTGGTTCTTGTGAATCAATCTTCCATCTATAAAACGGCTGGAAACGTAAATAACGAAATTGAATTGAAACTGTATCGTGGTGCCACATCTTTGGCTTTATCTAGAGGTTTATTTACCGGAACTTTATTGGATCTTAATATCGGTTCAATATCATTTGGATATTTAGATTCACCAGCTACAACATCATCCACGACATACAAAACGACTTTCAAAAATACAAACGCATCTGCGACAGTATACGTCCAAAAAGACAATTCAACATCAACGATCGTTCTCATGGAAATAGGTGCTTAAATGATAAATGGTGGAGAAGTTCTATCAATGCTGATTCCGCAAGGCGGATGGATTATTTCAGGCGACGAATATGAAGGAATCACCTGGGTTGATGAATCGGTAAAAATTACAAAAAAAGAATTTACCGATGGATTTGCAGCTTATCCTGCATGGAAAGCTAGTCAAGTGGCTGAAATGCAAGCGAAAAAACAGGCATTGCTGGATCGTTTAGGAATGACACAAGAGGAAGTGCTTTTGCTTTTAATATGATTTCCGCAAATGGATGGCCGGCTTCGAAAGATCGATCAGAAATCGGGGTCAAGTCATTTGAAGTACCAGGCACATCCGGGAAACTAGCTTGCGCCGAAGCTGTAGCACCCTTACTGATCGGATTTGCAGCTGAGTTTCACAAGCTTATCGAGCCAATCGATGGGGGCAGTCTCGATGATTGGGGATATTGTTTTCGCGATGTCCGTGGAAATGTGGGGAAGCTTTCCAACCATTCATCGGGCACAGCCATCGATCTCAATGCCACAAAGCATCCATTGGGAAAAATTGGCACCTTTCCAAATGAGAAAGTACCGATGATCCGAGCTTTGGCAAAAAAATATGGCTTGACATGGGGTGGCGATTATCGAAATCGCAAGGATGAAATGCATTTTGAAGTAGCATTGACGCCGGCAAAGGCTGCCGCATTGATTGAAAAACTGGAGAAGGATCGTGAAAGAATTCAAAGCTCTCGCAGCTAGTTGGGGACGTTCATTTTTAGCAGCTTCATTGGCCGTGTATTTGGCCGGAGTGACCGATCCGAAAGCAATCATTGGTGCTGGTGCAGCTGCCGTGTTGCCAGTCATTATTCGCTGGCTTAACCCTAACGATTCACAGTTCGGCATCCGTGGCAAATGACGGAGCTAGTCCAGGCAGTTGGCGTCATAGCGGCGGCAACGATTTCAGCCATCGCAGCCATTTTCGCGGCCAAATCGGAACGTAACAGCCGTCCAGTATCCAACGGCTTTGCCGAGGGCTTACGACACGACGTACGGGAAATTCGAGCCATGATGATCCAGCACTTAAACGATCACGCGAAGGATTAGACACGCCGAAAATCACGCGGGATTCTTGCAATTGTCAGTCCAATCCGTCACCTTAGGACGTGGGAGATTCGACAAGCTCCCATCGGGAGAAAAAAATGACAGTGCTACAAATCATCCTAGTGATCACTCACCTATTCATGCTTTATTGCGGTTATTACGTTGGACGATCCGACGGCTATAAAGAGGGCAAGGCAATCGGCTATCGCCGGGGTCAAGCTCTTTCAAAGGCGGTCAAATAAATGGGATTCCTGGACAATTATGAGACAGTCAATCAAAAAGTTCAGCGGCTACACGCCAAATTCCCCACAAACAAAATTCACACATCAATCATCGATTGGAATCCGGAAAAGGGTTACATTCTCATCGAATGTCGAATTTATCGTCATTACGAGGATGAACAGCCAGCCGCAATCGATTACGCACACGGCATGGTAGGTGCTTACAATCCACAAATGAAGCGTTGGTACGTCGAGGACACAGTATCCAGCGCAATTGGCCGTGCAGCTTCGGTCGTACTTGGCGTCGAGGAAAAGCCGAGCCGGGAAAATATGGAGCAGGTTGAAACGATGCCCAAATCATTCGTTGATGATGATCCATGGAGCAAGCCATTTGCTGAGGAAGGATTTGCCACGGCAAAGACAGCGGTGGAACAGATCGCAGCTGAACTTGGTGGCCAATTGGAATCAGAATCGCCTATTTGCAAGCATGGTCACATGATTTTGAAAGAGGGTGAAAAGAATGGCAGTCCATATCGTGGCCATGTCTGCCCGGAGAAAAGCAAAGCAAATCAATGCCCGGCGATTTGGTATCGCTTAGGCAGCGATGGAAAGTGGCGTGAGAGACTATGAGTGCACCATTAAATCCATTCGAGGATTACGTATTTCAAAGCTTTGCTGGAGTCGAGAATTGCGATTATTGCGACTCATTCACCCATACAAACGAGTGGCTACGGCCTGATGGCGGAATTGTGTTCGTATGCAATAACTGCCAATATTCAAAGCGATTCCCGGAGATAAAGGCGCAGAAAAATGGGTGATCTATACATTGAAAAGCCCAACGGCGAATCATTGACAATTCTGCGTGATGGCACGGAAATTCGTGAAATGCGTGAGCCGATTCAGCTTGATTGGTGCGACAAATGCGAGCAATGGAAAGAGTTGTCAGGCGGCCACTATTTGCAGACGGAAGGAATCAAAATGATTTGGTTCTGTAGGGAATGTAAATGATTCCAGTCAAGCTCACACATGATGAGGAAATGGTCTGCGCTGCCTACGCATTATTGCGTGCCCATGGAGCTGAGAAAATGAACGATTACAGCGTTCAAAAGCTGAATCTATTCCAGGACATTGCTCGAAGTGCCGAAGCCATCGGCGCAGAGAACGCAGTGCACAAATACTTTCACCGAGACGTGCCGTTCAAGCCAACGCTGAACACTTTCAAAAGTCAGGCGGATGTGGGATGGAATCTCGAAGTCAAGCACACGCCATGGAAAGACGGCTGTTTGATATTGCGTGATCGTGATCGAGCTGAGGACGTGGCAGTCCTGGTCACTGGCAATTCACCGAATTACTACATCGTGGGCTGGATTCCAATCGGCATGGCTAGGCGTCCACAACGCAAACGTGGCGATGGTTCATATTGGATTAACCCGTCAGACTTAAACCCAATCGAGAATCTGAATCGGAGTATCTATGCTCGAAGTAATCAAGCTTGACTGCCGCGTCGAAAAGAAATCGACGGATCACAAGATCGTTCACGTTACAGATAACCTGCCACCCAACGTTCATTGCGTCGAGTGCATGAGCTGCGGCGTGCTCGGTATCTCGCTATTCCAGGATCAGAAAGATTCGTAGCCTGTGGATAACCTGTGGACAACACGCCGAAGCCCCGTTCAAGTTATCCACATTGTTGCAATGTACTTGACACGTCGATTACTCTGCGCTGGCCAGCGAGCCGCAGGGCGATGTAGCTCGCGGCCGATTAGCAGAGATCGAGCCGGTCTATGCCTAATTGCGGCCTTGCTGTGTTTATCGACAGTTCCCGCAAATGCATCAACGATGGATCATTACAAGCTTTATGCACATTCCAGGATCATTAACGATAAAGAATACGAGTGCTTCAAAGCAATCATCACAAAAG